TTGCTAATGGTTCTCAGATTCCAGTTACAGACAATACTTTCCTTATAGGTAATACTACTAATCGCTGGATTGGTAACTTCTCCACTATTATGGCCAACACAATTTCGGTTGGTAATGCCAGCGTTAATTCTTCAGTCAATGGCACATCATTCTCAGGTACAGCCAACAATGCTCTAAATCTTGGTGGAACAGCAGCAGCTTCCTATCAGCTAAATTCTACTCTAGGGGCTAATGTTGCTACCATGACTGCTAATAATTCATCATATCTTGGCGGAACAGCAGCCGCATCATATCAACTTAACTCAACCTTGGCTGCTAATGTTGCTACTCTTACTGCAAACAATACTTCATTTGTGGGATCAACTTCAGCAGCTAATGTTGTTTCTAATGCTCAACTATCTTCTAATCTTGGTAATTATCAGACTACAGTAGGCTTGGCTGCTAATGTTGCTACTCTTACTGCTAATAATTCAACTAATCTTAATGGTCAGCCTTCATCATTTTATGCACCTATCTCAGCGCCAAACTTTTCAGTTTCTATTAGTATTGGAGCCAATGTTTCTGCTAATACATCAGCTATTCTTTTTGGCAATGGCTCTGTTAATTCCTCTGTTAATTCTACTATATTCAGTGGAACAGCCAACAATACTTCGTTTGTAGGAGCAACTTCAGCCGCCAACGTAGTTTCTAATACTCAGCTATCTTCAAATCTAGCAAATTATCAGACCACAGCAGGGTTGTCAGGTAATGTTGCAACTCTTGCTGCTAATAACGCTTCTTATATTGGGGGCCTTCCTGCTGCTAATGTTGTTTCTAATGCTCAACTATCTTCTAATCTTGGTAATTATCAGACTACAGTAGGCTTGGCTGCTAATGTTGCTACCATGACGGCTAATAACTCCACTAATCTTGGTGGTCAAGCCGCCGCCTATTATGCTAATACAACCTCATTTACTGGAGCTTTTAATGGCACAAATCTTAATGCCTCTGGATGGGCAAATGTTGTTGGTCAGGTAAATGTTGGCGCTGGCCTAGTCTCTACAGGATTTGATAATGGTGGTTTTGGTGGTCAGTATAGATTAATTAATGGCGGCTATGGCGTTATCCTCAGAAATGATGGAACTTCTATGTATTTCATGGAAACAGCAAGTGCTAATGCCACAGGAACTTGGTCAACCTTAAGACCCTTCTCATGGACTCTTGCAACTGGTGCAGTAACAATTGATGGAACCGGCGTTGGCACTACTTTTGGTGGAAATCTTAGCACCAACGGCACCATGACTTTTGGTAATTCTACTGTAAATTCTTCTATAAATTCTACATTTTATTCGGCTATTGCTAATAATACTTCCTTTGTCGGCTCGGTATCAGCAGCTAATGTTGTGTCTAATGCACAACTAACAGCAAACATTCAATATTTTGTTAATACTTCACAACTAACAGCTAATCTTACTTCATATCAAACTACGGCTGGTCTAGTTGGAAATGTGGCTACAATTACTTCCAATAATGCTACTAACTTTGCTGGTCAAGCACAGGCATTCTATGCCAATACTTCTGCTCCTGTTTTTACAACAACCATGAGTGTTGGTTCTAATGTTGTTGTAAATACTTCAACAATTACAGTAGGTAACGTTCTTCCGATTACAATTGGTAATGGCTTGGTTCAGTCTTCTGTAATGCAAACCAGAAATATTTCTGCCAATATTACATTAGCAAATACTGATTCTGGCTCTGTTATTCTAGTAAGTGGTGCTGCAAACGTTTATATCACAGTACCAAGCACGATGCCAGCTAATTCAAGACTTATTATTACTCAAATTGGAACTGGTACTCCTATTATTGCCAATGCTGCTGGAATTATCCTTGGTTCAAGAACAGGTAATTATGGTATCATTACACGATACGGTTCTGCAAGCGTATTCATGGCTAATTCAATTCTCTGTGTGGTGGACGGAAATATATAAAAATGACAGTATTAACATTTACTGCCAATACTACATGGACAATTCCATCAGATTGGAATCCGTTTAATCATCAAATACAATGTGGTCAGGGTGGTGCTAGTGGTTCCCCTGGCTCGTCGGGAACTGGCGCAAGTTATGGCAATGGTGGTGCTGGTGGACCCGGAGGAAATGAAGTATCTTCTAATAATATATTAAATCTTTCTCCTGGTACAAATGTTGTTATTATAGTCGGTTTAGGCGGAATTGGTGGTTCGCCCTACAGCCAATCTGGTAATCCATCATGGGTATATTCTAATACAACAATTTACGCTGCTAGTAATTCAAGTTTAAGTGTTGGGCAAAATTTTGTATCTGGTTCTCCTGGTTCTCCTGGTACTAATGGTACTGATAGTACTCGTGGTATTGGTGGTAGTGGTGGTGGTGGAGCATTAGGAATTGGTGGTGAAGGTGGAGGTGGAGGCGACGGTGGTGGTGGTGGTACTCGTGGTGAGGGTGGAGGTGGTCCTAGTGGTACTGGCGGTGGTGGTGCTGTTATTATTACCTATCAGCCAATTACTGCTCCATTACTTTTATATCTAAGTAATAATCAAGGAGTAGATACGGGAGGAACAACTGTTGGTATTACAGGCAACAGCTTTGTCAATATTAGTAATGTTAATTTTGGAACTATTCCAGCTTCTTCATTTAGCGTAGTAAATGCAACTTATATGACTGCTGTTAGCCCCCCAGATTATATAGATAGTCTTATTAATATAATAGCAATAAATAATCTTGGAAACTCAAATGGGCTAAGCTTTGAGTTTTTACATGATAACTTTTCACCCATGTTTATGGCATTTGCATTCAATTAAAGAGGAAGTTATGCAATATCAAGACATTAGAAGTCAAATAAAATCGGGTGATTTGTTTGCTTGGAGAAACAACAGCCTCTTTGATCGTCTTATTAGATCATGGACAGGAGGAACTTATAATCATGTCGGCATAGCATGGGTAAAATGGGGAAGAGTGTTTGTTCTTCAGGATAGAATGCAAGATGGAATCGACATGGTTGCACTTAGCAGACAACTCCCCTGCGATTGGATAAATACAAATGTCGTTTGGACTGATGAAGTCGAAGAATTTGCTTTTCAAAATATGGGTCAGCATTATGGTCATATAAATATACTTACAGCAGCCCTTGATACAAAACCAATTGGTAATGCTATGGTTTGCTCAGAATATGCTTCTGCAATTCTTAAGAAAGCTAGTATTATTCTTCCAAATCAACCCAATTGGAGCCCTTCGGGTCTAGTAGACGAATTACTTAATCAAAATAAAATTTTAGAAAATATAAAGGAATAAAAATGATACAGATTACACAGCAAATGTTAATTCAAATTGCTCCACAGGCAAATCGTATAATTGTTAATGGCCTTGTACCATTTCTTAATCAATATCTTCCACAGTATGGGATTGATACGCTTTTAAGATTAGATCATTTTTTTGCTCAGTGTGCTTGTGAATCAGCAGGATTTATGACCTTAGTAGAATATTCCTCTGGGCGGGAATACGAAAATCGTCGTGATTTAGGAAACACCGAACCTGGGGATGGGCCTCTTTTTAAGGGAAGAGGAATGATTCAACTTACTGGAAGAAGCAATTATACTACAATGTCTCAAATATTGAATGTTGATTTGGTTGGTAATCCTGATTTAGCTGCAACACCAGAATTAGCTGTTAGAACCGCGTGTGAATATTGGCGAACACACAATTTGAATGCTTTAGCTGATCAAGATGACATTAAAGGCATAACGCTAAGAATCAATGGTGGTTATAACAATTTAAATGATCGGGAGATATTTTGTGATCGCGCCGATAATATTTTTTCGCCTCTCTTTCCAAAATAAGGCTTGACATTCTCTTTAGTTCATATATAATGTGAGAATGAATTGAAAGAACTTTACCATGTACAGCATCTTTTTAGTGAATTTTAGATACACCTATGGAGCCACCTTTCACACTCTGGAAGATGCTATTAAGGTTGCTAAATATATAGGGTTTGAATGCGTTATCCAAACTTTTGATGATGCTGCGATTGTGGCTGTCGTTTCCCCTCTTAGTGGGGTATCATACATGACCTTTAATATTAATAACTTGAGGGAGCCTTGATATGGATATTTCAAAAAATATTGCAACAGGCGTTTATGAGATGCAGTTTCCTGGACCTTCGCGCGGGATGTATCTCAATCTTTATGATTATTTTGAGGCGTGTCTGAAATATGATAACCTGAAAGAGAAGCTGAAAAAGAAATTTGCATCCGATCTTCATAAGGAATATGGTATGACGGCTTCTCAGGCCAAGAAAGCTTTTATTTTTGCTTGTGGGTTAGGTTATCCCAACCTTAAAAACACTCATCTAAATTATCTACGTATCGTTGAAATCGTTGGGGCAAAAAAGGAGAAGTGAGTATGACCAATTTACAACTTTCTTTAGAACTTTCAGAAATTCCTTGCTATATGCATGAAGGAATTATTTTATATATTGAAAATCATATCCCTCCCGGAGATTTTCTTTCTGCTATTCTTTGCAACGATCTTTATGAAGCCTGTGGTAGAGCCGACGACACAAACTGCCATCTACTTTATGAATATGTATCATGGTTTTATGGCAATGTCTCAGATAACTGTTGGGGATCACCAGAACGTTATAATCAATGGATAAAAAAGGAGAAGTGAAATGGAAATGAAATTACAAATGCTTGATGCTCTTGTTGAGCGTGTCAAGGATATTGTTGAAAATGCTGCTCAGGATTTTCCTGGTCTTAAGATTGATCAAATTAAGAAGTTGCGTTATGAAACTGGATTTACTCTGAAAGCAGCCAGGGATATTGTTGAAAATTGGCTTACTATCGGCAGTGCTAATGCGTCTCCTTATGAAAATCTCATTAAGAATGCTATTAATGAGCGTCATATATTTCTTGATTATGGTGAGAAGGTTGTGAAGGAAAGTGATGTTTCCACCTTGAAGGCCGATGAATATATGGTGGTTTGGACCAGTGATAAAGGAAAGGCTCATTATGTAGCTCCTACTGTGGATGAAGTCATTCGTTTTAAGGATTTTATCCTCTCTGATGATAGATATTGGAATGTTAAGATTGCCTCCCTCAACTGGCAATAAATAAAAATAAAAGTGCAGGAAAGGCCCTTCGGGGCCTTTTTTGTTGCCTACTATTATTTTGACAATAAATATTAAAAAGAAAAGCAGAGGATAATAAATGTCAATTCCAACTTCAAGAGCAGAATTCGCTTCTTTTATTTTAAGAGAACTCGGAGCGCCAATTATTCAAATTAACGTCTCGGAGGAACAAGTTGACGACTGCATAGATCAAAGCCTATATCTTTATGCACAATATCATTCAGAGGGATCAGAAGTTCAATATTATAAATATCAACTAACTCAGACTGATATTGATAATGAATATATTACCCTGCCTGCAAATATTATTGGTGTGGTAAGTATGTTTCCTATTGGTGATGCTCTTAATACAAATTCTCTGTTCAATATGAGATATCAATTCGTTATTAACGATTTGTATAATATTTCTAATGTCTCTCTTATTCCTTTCTATATGGTTATGAATCACGTTCAATTTCTGGAGCAAATGCTTGTAGGTCAGCAGCCTATCCGTTTTTCTCGTAATAATAGTATTTGTTATATTGATATGGATTGGTCGCTTATAACGCCAAATGAGTGGTTAGTTTTAAAATGTTATGGAATTATTGATCCTACTGAATATGTTACTGTGTGGTCTGACAGATGGCTACAAGATTATGCCACAGCATTAGTTAAAAAGAGATGGGGAAGCGTATTAAGAAAGATAAATCTACCACTTCCAGGTGGAGCAAATTTAAATGGTCAAGAGATTTATAACGAAGCCGTTGCTGATATTGCAACTCTCAGAGCAGAATTGATTCGTTCATTCTCAATTCCCGCTGGTATGATGATAAATTAATTGTGTCAAAATTAAGGCAGCTAATAAATACTTCTGTAGATTAATTTTTATAGGAGTATTTTTTATGACTGGATTCGTATATATCTGGCATGACAAAAAACATAATCGTTACTATATCGGCTCTCATTGGGGTACTGAAGATGATGGGTATATCTGCTCATCTCATTGGATGCTAAGAGCTTACTCTAGGAGACCACAAGACTTTAAAAGACGAATCATAAAAAGAAATATTCAAACAAAAATTGAAGTATTCTCTATTGAACAATATTTTTTAAGTATGATAAAAAAAGAAGAAATAAAAACACGATATTATAATCTCAACACCACAAATGCCAAAAATCACTGGTTTGGTAATGAAGAGAGAACAAAAACCGTTTCTGAAAAAATCTCCATAGCTCTTACTGGCAGAAAGCAATCTAAAGAAACAAAACAAAAGCGATCTACTTCTCTCCAAGGACATTCAGTTTCAGAACATACTCGCCAAAGAGCTTCTGAAACTCATAAAAACAAAATACTGTCAGAAGAGACTCTTGAAAAGCTAAAGCCAACCCAATTCAAAAAAGGCCAAATAGCCCATAATAAAGGCAAAGAAGCTGATGAAGAAACTAAGCTTCGCCTCAAACAGATGAATGAAAATAATATATGGATTACTAATGGCACAGAATCTAAAAAAATAAAAACATATGTTATCATTCCTCAAGGATGGCAAAGAGGCAGAATTATAAAATGGAAGACTAAGAATAAATATATGAAATAACCAGGAATACTCAATGTTAGATAATTACATTAACCCATTTTTTTCAAAATTCACAAACGTTCAAGAGCAGGAACTATATCAAGATATAATAGTTGAGGCCATTGGTATATATGGCATGGAAGTTTACTATATCCCTCGTAATCTTGTTAACTTTGATCAACTTTACTTAACAGACGACCAATCAACCTATACTACACCAATTCAAGTTCCAATTTTTATTGAAAACGTTGATGGATTTCAGGGGCAAAAGGATATTTTTACAAAGTTTGGCCTTGAGATAAGGGATCAGGTAACATTGTCAATGGCGAAGAGAACCTTTGATCGTGTCATTAAACCTATCACTGGCCAAGAAAGACCCCTGGAAGGTGATCTTATATATTTCACAGTGAACAAGAAGGTCTTTCAGATAAAATTCACCAACAATAAGGAAATCTTCTATCCTCTAGGTGTTCTGCCTTTGTTTAGGCTCACACTAGAATTATTAGAATATTCTGATGAGACATTCAATACTGGCATCCCAGAGATTGATGAACTTCAACGAGTTGCTTCTCTTAATGTTCTCGATAATGTCTATACATCAGAATCAGGAAATATACTCACTACTGAAAATAATGATAAGCTTACAGTAGAGAAATATGATGAGCAAAATATTGATCCTGTGGCTGATACATCCTACCTAAATAAAGAAGAAGTAGGTGTGTTGGACTTCTCAGAAACCAATGCTTTCGGCTATGCGGAGGACAATTAATGCTTCAGAATGACCCATTTTATTTTTCCACTATTAGAAAGTATATTGTGATCTTTGGATCATGCTTCAATAATATTGTTATCAATAGATTTGATGCTAATAATAACATAACCCAAGTTATAAACACACCAGTAATTTATGCTCAAAAAGAGAAGATGCTTGCCAGAGTCGTTGGCGATCCTGATATTAACCGTAAGGATGCTATTATTCTTCCTGCCATCTCCTTTGAAATTAAGGATATGGTCTATGACACCAACAGAAAATTTAATACCATCGATAGATATGCTTCAAATCTATCAAATACTTCTGTCAACTTTAGCTACTCTCCTG